AAGACTGTCGCTGAGCAACTGCCGAGTGTGGTCATAAGGATTCGTCACCTTACATATTATCTATTTATAATAACACCTTATGGTGGTATTACCTAATTTTTAGGTTCCGCCGTTGGTACAGCGGAGGTATTACTCGGCAAACCAGGTTGGTTTCCGTTATCTTGTGGTGTGTACATCTCTTTCATGGAAAGTTCTTGCTCATTTTTTGCCTGTTCTTCCATACGAGATAAAATTTCATCAATTTGGTCTTGTGATTTGTCCACAAATATCATTTCAACAAGGGTTTTGTTATCAAGACCCAATGTTTTCAAAATTTGACCAATCTCAACAAGGTTACGCAAGTTGGTTGTACCCGCTTTGCTAAACTTAACAACAATGTTCGTCGCTTTGTTATAGAACTTCATCACTTCATCTAACATTGTCTTCTGTAGAAATCTGACGAGCCGTACGAGCCGTGTTGTCTTCTAAGTAACTAGCGATGGTTGACGGGTTAATACCGATTGCGGTAGCAATCGATTCCAAAATGATGTTTCGTATTTTATTCCAGTCTTGACTACGAAGGTCAAACTGTAACGACGGTACTTTTGTAAAAGTAAACGAGTCTAATCCGTCATTCCAATTGTTTTCTCGTTGGTTATTTGGGTTTTGCATCGCTTTCGGCATTAACACACGAGAGCGACCGACATACATATTCGTATTAAATGCACTAAAATAGTAGTCGTAACTCATTAAATACGAAATAATCGTACTAAACAACGAATCACCGTACGGTAGTTGCGGTAAATTACTAATATGAGGAGTAAATTTGTAAGTGAATACCCCTAAACAGTCATCAAATGGTAATTCTTGCTCCACATCAAGGGCAAGTCCGTTAAATTGCTCTTTCAGAGCCGTTTTTACCTTTTTTGGTAAACTTTCATACGGAATTTCTTGCACTTCGCTCATATTATAATCACGAGCGGTTGTAATGTTCTGTGTCGAGCGCTTCATGATGTATTTTACATACGGTTTGCCGTTATCACCAAAATAGCGGCGCTCTAATAGATAAAATACATAGTTTTGTGAGTCTTTGCGGATAGTTTGGGTAAATGATTGAATAAACCCAGTAAAATCAATGACACGACCTCTCCAATCCGAATCAATAAAGTAATTATCAAGGCGCATTGGTTGCATCCACAAATCTTTGCCATCAAAGTTCAGTTTGATTAGTGCTGTACCACCAGCCGCCGCAAACTCCACTAACGAGTCAATCTTATTAGAAATGTCGTTTGTATTCATCCAGTCTTCGGCAAATTTAAGGTTTTCCGCCGCACCATCTGTTCCGTTAGTTTCTAATAATAATTTACCCCCGTTTACTTGCGCTGCGACTTTTTTAACTAGTGTCGTTGCTAAACGAGTGCTAAAAATACCATTGTCTTGCACATGCAAATACGGTACATAACCATCATACCAATAAAACCATTGACGAACAAATCGTTGGTAAAAATCGACATAAGGAGCAGGAACTAATGGGTAAAATAACGCATTGTTAATAAAACTATAGGTATAATAAGTATTAAACGCAGCCCCATAGTTTAACGGTTTGTTTTCAGTGTCCATAAATTGGAAATCGCTCATTAGTTCACCTCCATATCGTAGAATTCATCCCGCTCAGGTAAATACAGGTTGTCGGGATTCGTATACCAATACCGCACGACATAGGTAAAGGCATCTGTTGCATCGTTATCAATTGCTTTTTCAAATCCAGTACCTGACTCGTTCCATACCACCGATTCTAACTGTTGTACTAACGGATTTATTTTTTCTCGGTCGTACACAAATCGGTTTTTAACATAATCATAATAACCGTCGTTGTTGGCAATATATACAATGTTGCGGCTAAATACATCGTTCACATTTTGTGCCATCGGTATAATTTGTTTTTTCCCAAACGGTATCACCGAATATCTATCGTCCGCTAAGTTGTAACGCAAACTTAAATGCAAGTCGGAGTTCCCACCTGCATCGGCAATAAAATATATCGGCACCATTTTGTTTTGATATAACCCGTTGGCTTTTTCAATCTTTTCTAGCCATTGTTTAATATAAGGAATTAACTGCTCATTACTTAGCGCCCCGTTTTCAATCGGGTCATGGTAGAAGATATCCAACACAATCGCTTGACCGTTGTTCATAATGGCTAACGGTACCAATGCTGTTTTATCTCTTGTTGATGCACCATCTACCCCTATGAGTAATGTATGGATGTACTTTTGTTTAAACTTGTCCATCAATTCCGCAACAGGTTTATAATGACGACGGCGGTCAAAGGTAAAATATACCGACCCAAACAATCCTTCGGTAATACCCAAATACAGGTATTCGTAGTTGCGTGGGTTTAAGATGCGCTCTGTTTCAATATCACGAAGTTGGATTTTACTTAACTTCTGTGCAATATCCATATAAGTTGCGTTAATAATTAACCAGTCAGGGCTACCTTCACGAAGCCGTGCATATTCGTTCATCCAGTGCATGTTCATCGGCTCAGGGTTGTAAGAAATCACAAATTTGCCGTTGTCTTGTAAAAAACGAAGCAATGTCGCACGAGCTTGGTCTAAGTTGTATTGATTCGGTAACTGCTGTGCCTCATCAAAGAATACCATCTGCACTTGTTTATGCGGCTTAAATCCTTTGGTGCGGCTAAGGTCCGACCCCCCAATCCCGACAAAATACAAGCGGTTGTCGTTTAAGGTACAAATGATTTCCATCTCAGGATATTGGCGGACTTTAAAATATGGGGTCAGTTCTTCTTCGTCAATCACATTCGTAAATTCTCTGAACAACGACTGACGCAATTGATTATAGTTCGCTCGACCGAAGATAACATCACCGTCACCTTGAATAAGTAAGGCTAACGCAATATTGGTCGAATTTTTGGTTTTACCCGCCACACGACCGCTTCGTAATATATATTGGTTTACATCATTACGATGTAAGATTTGGTCGTACGGTGCTAATATTTCCATCTAGTTTGTTTTATCTTTCCCTAAATGTGCAATGTCGGACACTAACGCATCTAAATCTTTGCGGTCCACTCGTGCATCTTTTAGTTCAATCTTAATCTCAGGGAGTTGTTCTTGTTGTTCTTGTTGCACCTCACCCCATTTATCAGGGTGCAGTTTTTTCAAGATAAACATAATTGCCGTCACATTCCCTTTATGAAAGGCTTGTTTGTAAAGGGCGGATTCTGCTTGGTCAACAATCATGTCTTCGCCCACCTTCAGCGCTTCTTTTAATTCAGGATGGGTTCTAACATACTCTTGAAAATCCGAGTAGTTGATGTCCAAATGCTTGGCAATGTCTTTGTTTGCCAGGTTATGGGCTTTGTACTCGGAGATTAAGTCTAGATTGGGTTTAATTTTGTCATTATATTCTGTCTTTTTCATAAGTTTTATCAAATGGGGGCTATATTTTTTGTCGCACCCCGCCAACGACACTACAAATTCCCTATTTATTAACTTCTTTGTAGCCTTCTTCTTTGAAATATTCCCCAAATGCAAACTCTTCTTCTACAATATCGTTGATAAGTTGTTCATGTTCCAGATATTCAGGGGTTTTTTCTTGGTTCATCTGTTGGTTGTCAAATTTCTCCCAACAATCACGGTTTTTGTCCAGCAGTTGGCTTTCCGTTTGTTGTTCACCCGTTAACCCGCATTTGATGTAATCAAACTGCCCGAGGTATTTTAACACGCCCCAGTCATTATAGTCCGACTTGTTGTTCGGGTAGGGTGCTACTTTAACTTCAACCGCATGTTTACAGGTGTAACACGCACGGTTGTCATCATAATTAAATAAACATTGTCCCAAATGATGCTCGGCAGATTCTAATTCGCCGTAGTTGTTGCCACAATACTTACATGTATAAACTATATTCTCTATCAGTTTATCGTTACTCTTCTTCTTTGACATATCTTTTACCAAACTTTCTGTAAGATTCATTCAACTCAAATTCTATCTCTAGCCGCATGGCTAAAAATTCCAGCATGTCCGCTAATGCTTCAAATCCTCACTCGTTTCACTCGTAAGGTACAAAGCAACATCGTACATCGCACGGTCCATCTTATTTATTATATCAATCGGATTTACCATTCTAAGCGGAACTCCTTTCAAAATAGGGATGAGATTATGAAAAGATTTACATTTTGATTTTGAGGGGTTGTTGAAAATGAGGTGTCCCCAATTTTCCCCTGATTTCAGCGGGTATACCCTCTATATATTGTTACAATGTTACTACTATTTATCGTTACTACTTATCAATAGTTACTACCTTGTAACAAGTTACTATATATAGTTACGATATATCAACGGTTACA